ATATATCGTATCACTTTTTGCACGAGAATCCCATAAGGTCATAAAATTCAATGCTTGTTTAAAATCTGATTATCTAAAAACAGTAAATAGGCTAGATGTTTCACGTGAAACATTCCCTCATTTTGAGTTTAGATGTTCATATTTTTTATCGAATATGAGTTTAGCAAAGTTTTGCGAAAATTCAAAATTTTGTATTCATCGAAAATTAGTAGACACATATGATTATAAAAAAGTACGGACACCAGACACACCACAAACAGGAACAGAGTTAGCATATGATTATAACGATGTAAAAGGACTTGAAGAATGTATACTGTCAAAAATGGATGATTATAACGACACATTAGCAACAATACCGCTAACATCGACCGGATATGTTCGTCGTGAAATGCGCAAAGCTTGCAGAGCGGACGGAAATTACAGAGAATTATTCGAAAGTCTAATGCCTACGCCTGCAGTATATACACTATTGCGAAAAGCTTTTCGCGGAGGAAATACTCATGCTAGCAGATATTATGCAGACGCAATCATAGACAACGTTTACAGTATGGATAGAGTTTCAAGTTATCCATCATGTATATGTTCAGATTTGTACCCTATGACACCGTTTATAGAGTATATACCAAAAAACTTTACACAACTATTATCTGATTGTAACAAAAAACAAAACGCTATCATTATGCAAGTAACACTCAAGTCTATAACAGTACATGACGATGTTACAGTGCCATATATAGACTTTGCGCATTGTGTATCATTTAGTAAAGAGTATATAAACGACAACGGGCGCGTGTTATCTGCTGAATGGGTAACCTATGCTTGCACGGAACTAGACTTTATCATTATATGCAATCAATATCATTTTGAGGGTATAGAGTGGATATGTGGTTACATGGCGAAAAAAGATTATTTGCCCGCACCAATAGTAAGCACTATGTTAGAGTTTTACGACAAAAAAACACAGCTTAAGGACATAAAAGGAAAAGAATATGAGTATATGAAAAGTAAAAACAGCTTAAATTCTGTTTTTGGTACAATGGTTACAGACATATGTCACGATGAAATAGTTTACGATAATGGCGAATGGTCTAAAGTTACACCGGATTTAATAGAATCAATAGCACAGTATTCTACATCAAAAAATTCATTTTTGCTTTATCAATGGGGGGTATATATTACTGCTAATGCACGGTGGGAGTTGCAAAAGATGATAGATGCTGTTGGGTGGGATTTTGTATATGCAGATACTGATAGTGTAAAATTTATAGGCAAACAGCATTTACAAATCTTTAAAGACCGCAATGATTACTTATTAGCAAAAAAACAACGTTATCGCAATTATGCAGATCGTCAAAATGAGGATGGTACTGTAACGCGTTTTTATTTAGGGATATGGGATGACGATGGTAATTATAAAAAATTTAAAACGCTAGGTGCTAAAAAGTACGCATACATAGATAGCAAAGATAACAAGTTACATGTTACTGTATCTGGACTATCAAAACAAAAAGGTGCGGAAGAGTTAGAGCGCGGAAACGGAATTTCTGATTTTAAAATTGGAAAGTTATTTACTGATTCTGGTCGCACCGTGTCTTATTTCAATGAATCGAGCATACATTCGATAACAATAACAGATTATATAGGTAAAAAATCAACGTTTACAACAGCGTCAAATATAGCCATAATTGACACAACTTATACTCTAGGCATTACCGATGAATACTCGGAAATTATAGGAAAAAATTTTATAGATAATTGCGAATAAATGGTTGACAAAATAGAGAACTAGTGTATAATAGATAATGTAAGGAACATACAAAACAACCAAACAAGAAAGCGAGGAAACAACATGACATTATTTGATTTATTTACAGCGAATGCAGAATGGGATACAGAAACAGAATTAACTATTAGCTATAATCATTTAGGAGATACTAAATGGGATTCTGGACAGGCGTTAGACATGATTTATAAATATAAAAATTTTGAAGTTTTAAGTTTTTATAAAAACTCATTATTTTTAAGAGAGCAAGAAATAACCGAAACGCTCTAACGGGCGTCACGTACAAGGTCTGCAAAACATAGGGAGAAAACAAAATGAATTTTTATAATTTATATATGTTAAATTGCGGTTGGACACCATATTCAAATATAGACATAGCGTATCTACATGATGGCAAAATAGTTCGTGATTCTGGTGCGGGAAAAGATATGGTTTCTAAATACCATAATTTCAGAGTAGTTGCTTTTATAATGGATAGTGTAACTTTAGAAGAAGTGTCAGAAACGCACTAACGGCACACGAATCTATATTATTTAAAAAATTAGAAAAAAACCTCTTGACATTCTATTGAATCAGTGTATAATAGATATTGTAAGGAAGATAAAAACAACAAAGCATTAAACAAGAAAGCGAGGAAACAACAATGGTAAGAATTTCAGCACAAACAAAGTACAACCTAGAAAACAGGGTAGAAGAAGGTGCAATGTACTACGTAAACACAACACACATATATAGATTAAATACTATATATACTGCAACGACTGAATTACATACAGAAGTATATGACGTTGTGCGTGTTACAAGAATATCACGCAAAAATGCAGGACGTTTAGTAGAAGAGGAAGTAGTTGGTTATATTCAGTTTTATCCCGAGAGACTAGTGAATAGAACAGAATTTTTCAGATAAAGCCGAAACGGGAGACATCATCTCCCGTAACTGGAAAGATAGCAACTTACAGTCTGACGATGGCAAGCTAGTAACATTTACAAGTCATTCAGTTTCGCTACATTATACAAAGAAAGAGAGGAAAACAAAATGGAAAAGGTAATTTCCAGAACTATCCCAACAAAAGTATTATACCAGATTATGACGGTATCGGCAGAAGATGGTATTAAAATGGGAGATGTTGTAGAATGGGATCATGAAATTACTACAGCGGCGGAGAGAGACGAGATTTTAGAGTCTTTCGGTATTGCAAAGGGTAATTTGATCGAGATTGACCGGAAAGAGGAAACCCGCTTCATGCCGTTGTCCACGTTCATTGAGAACTCAATGACAGCAGAAGAGTATGATGCCTACAAAGCGTCAAAGAAGTAAAGATCACAGCAAGCAACACTTTAAAATGTTTCACGTGAAACATGCTTGCACCATTAAATTCAATTAGAGAAGAGGAGAAAAAATTATGTTATACGCAACAGGTAAGGTTTATTCCACATTTTCAAACGATGGCAAGTTTTCTATCATGGTAGAGATCACAGATGAAGCCGCAGAGGCACTAATCAAAAGAGCTGAATTGAACACCGAAATTGACTGCCCTATTAAGACGACCGATGACGGCACAAAGCTTGTAAAGGCGCACACGCAGTTCAGTTTTCCGGTCTATCTTGACGGTGTAGAGCAGGATCCGGACGACGAGACAGCAATTAAAGCGGAAGAGATCGGTGCTGATTCTGAGGTAGAAATTGCGTTCAAAGTTGTTGAAGGTAAGTACAAGGGAAAGAAGTACCAGAGTGCATACCTCAAAGGTATTGACATTTCCAAGCTTGTTCCTGCAACGCCTTATAACCCGTTTGACAGATAAGATCGGCGTGCAATGCCATTCACGGCATTGTACGGCGTAGAAATGGCATTTATGGCATGTACGGCGAAACCGGCATGGAGCGGCATGGCTTGCCGTACATGGCATAAAACATAATTTATATGGTACTATTGCACACACTTCAATTACTAAATTCCTTACGAAAATGTCCTATGTCCGAGTAATTGGAGTGTGTGGAGTAGTACCGGATTGGTTTTTGTGGGCGTAAACCGACGGGAAAAACCGTGCCCCGCGCCGTGGTTGGTGCGAGCCGATACCGCGAAACTCTAAAACTACCAACGCGGCGGTAATTCTGTTAATTGCTACCGCCGCAGAAAAGAGGAGAAAATGAGTATTGTAATTGTAATGTTGTTTATTGTGCTTGATTTTATCACGGGAATTGTTATGGCAGTTAAAAACAGTAATTTTAACAGCAGTGTGATGCGTGACGGACTTTTTAACAAGTTCGGTGAAATCGTCATTGTGGCTGTTGGGTTTCTGATTGACTACGGACAGACGTATCTTGATATGGGATTTAGTGTTCCGGTGCTCGAGAGTATTTGCGTTTATATTATTTTAATGGAAATCGGCAGTATTTTGGAAAATGTCAGCCGGATAAATAAAAGCTTAGTGCCGGAAAAGATTAGAGAAATCTTGGAGAAAGCACCGAAAAAATAAGAAGTGTTTCACGTGAAACATTTCTAGGACTATCGTCTAATGGTAGGGCAACGGATTTGATTCCGTCAATGCGGGTTCGATTCCCGCTAGTCCAGTTTGAGGAGGAAACGTAATGTCTTATTATAATCTTGATAGTATAAAAAATGTAAAAGACTTGGATAACGAAGAACCGATTTTAAGAATGATTATCGGAAATCGTAGTGCCGGAAAGACTACAGCGCTTCTGATCGAATCTTTGAAAAATGTACAGAATGATAAGCAAGTTGTTTTTTTATACAGAACACAGGATGAAATATCGAGCAGTGGAAAAATGTATGAAGATATTCTGGACACTTGTCCAGAGTGCGGAAAAGTTGTAACTAATAAAACTGTTGTAAAGGGTTTAATTAGTGCTATGATGTTACATGATAAAGATGATAATGTTAAATTACTTGGCTATGCTGTATACTTTAACAACACTGATAAACTTAAAAAATACAGCCCAATGTTTAAAGATGTAGAACTTATTGTGTTTGATGAATTTGTACTTGAAAATAATGGTTATTTAAAGCATGAATTGACAAAATTTGAGAGTACATTGCGAACTATATGCCGTGGTAAAGGTAAACAGGTTAGGGAAGTACCTGTATATATGCTCGGCAATTATGTAACTCTTTTGAATCCCTATTTTATTTTTTTTGGTATACATAAGAGATTAAGAGATAACACTAAATTTTTGCGAGGTCATGGATGGGTTGCGCAGTTTGTTGTTAATAAAGACGCGCAAAATGCACTAAAACTTTGCAAGTTAGGTATTATTTTTAAAGATAGCACCTATCAGATTAGTAGCGCTGATGGCATTTACATGTGTGATGCTACCGCATTTGTTGAAAGCGTAAGCGGAAACAGTAGATACATTTTTACACTCATTTCTGGAAAAGATAGCTATGCCATAAGAGAATATCCAGAAAAAGGAATTGTGTATGTAGATCATACTGTCGATCAGAGCTGTAAATATCGGTTTACGTTTGATGCTAGCAGTCATAACGCAGACACTTTGATGCTGAGTAGTCATAGTTTTATCTATGACTATCTTAAGAGGAGTTATGACCTTGGGTTGTTGAGGTTTAAAGATTTGAAATGTAAAGATATTGTGCTTGATATACTTAGTGTGAGGTTGATGTGATGGGTAGACGATCGGACTATCGTGATTATGGTTATACTAGGGCGGTGTGGAACGGCTTATATAATTTAATTAATAACGAAATAGGGTTGGCGGCTTTGCTTGGTAACTTATGGGCGGAAAGTGGAATTGTGCCTTATAGGTGCGAAAACGATAATAATAGTACAAATTTTTTTAATAGAAGCCGTATTTATACTAACAGTGTAGATAATGGTACTGTAACACGCGAGCAGTTTATAAATAGCGGTTTAGACGGAGATACAGTGCATAAGGGTTATGGGTTGGCACAATGGACATACTACACGCGTAAGACAGGTTATTATGATGCATGGAAAAGCGGTGGATATAGTAGTATAGGTAGCATTGAATTAGCGCTTTATTATTTAAGTTACGAACTAGAAACATCATTTTCGAGCACTCTTGAGGTTTTACGAAATGCTACAGATATGCGCACAGCGAGCACATATGTGCTTAAAAACTTTGAAAATCCAACCTTGCAGGGGCAAGATGTCCAAGATTATCGTTTTGCTTGTAGTATGGATGTTTACGACGATATGCATGGTAACTTGCCGCCGGAAATAAAAGTGTTGACAGTTGACCCAATTAGTAGTAGTATAATAGATGGTGGGAGCTTTAGAATTACAGTTAATGCTAATTCTGAATGGACTTATAATCTCGGGCAGTATTTAGCCGCGACAAAAGAAGATAATGCTTTGATCGTTAGCGGCAACGCAAACGGCGCACAAGTTACAAGCGTTGTAAACTTTTGGTTAGTTGATGACCAGAGCGTTACAGCACAATGTCAGATTGGTATAAACAGACCCGCGCCACCTGCGCCGGAAATTAACGTTACACCCTACAGTCAACAAGCAAACGTTGGTACTGTTGTTAGGTTTAATGTACGATCAAATTATGATTGGGGAGTTAATGTACCATATGGTGCGGAACTTGTTAAAAAAGACCGAGGTTATTGCTATATTAAAGTAAACAGCACAGCATTGCGACGTGTTATTATACGGTTTTTTGTTTTAAGCGATACAAATATTTATCAAAATTGTACAATCAATATATCCGGCGTAGCACCTATTCCAAGTGCGAGAAAAACGCCGTTTATATACTATTTAAAACCATTTTTAGGGAAAGGAAGGTAGAAAAAATGACAGCAGATGAAGCTTTAAAAGCAATCTTAGGCAAGATTGACGCGCCGGAAGAATTGGATGAAGAAATCAATGTGATTACAGAATTCATCAGAAGCGGCGCAAACGTAACAGATGACGGCTACAAGGAACGGTATGAGGGCTTGCGCGAAAAATACATTGCACGTTTTGGCGAAATGTTAGCCGGACAGGAAACACCGAAAGCAGACATCGAAGAGCCAAAGGCAGATGTTGGCGTGGTCGAAGATGTAACGCCGGAAATGCTTGACTTTGACGGCAGTACAGAGTAAGAGAGGAGAAAAAATGGGTAACAAAGTTCCGGCTACGAACGTAGCCATTTTAAACGCAGTAAGATCTATGCAGAGCTTGGAGTATCAGAACAGAATACCGGAAGCAACAGCAGAGAATATCTCGAGTATATACGAGAGTTTGCTGAACATCGTTCCGTTGCGAAATGCGTTCGCTAACGCATTAGTAGAACAGATTATGGAGCAGAGAATCGAGACAGTCTTTTTTGAGAATCCGCTCGGAGTGCTTAAGAGAGATCCGATGCGTTACGGCGGTACAGAAGAAGAAATTTTTATCAACATGGCAAAAGGTAAGCAGTTTAACCAGTTCGCAACCGTTGCAGAACTGTATGCCTACTATCAGTCAAGTGTCATGGCGGCGTATCACAAGATCACACCCGCTATCCAGTACGCGGTTACAGTCACTTTTGACAACTTGCGTACAGCGTTCCGGTCGGAATATGGTGTGCGCGATTTAATCAATGCAAAAGTACAGAGTCTTTTTGCCGCCGCAAATTGGGATGAATATTTGTGTATGAAGCGTCTGATTGAGAGCGCGAGCGCGGCAGATCAGCTCTATGCGGTCAATGTTGCAGACCCTACAGCGAGCGCAGAAAACGCGAAGAAGCTGACAAAGCTTGTAAAGGCTTACATTGGTCAGATGAAATTTCCCCATCCCGAGTACAACATTGCCGGAGCAGACAGTTGCGCAAACGATCAGACAATCTTTTATATCACAACGCCGGAAATTGACGCGGAGTTAGATGTTGAAGTGCTTGCAACAGCCTTTAATATGGATAAAGTTGACATCAATGTCCGCAAAATTATCATTGACAAGTTTGACGACCCCAATATCAAGCTTGCGCTGTTTGATATGAGATTTTTCAATGTACGTGAGAATTTCCGGACACTGACCGATTCGAGAAACGGCGCGGCGCTGACATGGAACTACTTTTACACTATGAGTGAAATGTTTTCCTACTCTCCTTTTTTTCCGTGCATTGTTTTTACGACAGATACGGTCGGTCTTACAACCGTAAGCGTTACAGATACCGCCGGAAATGTGGGAACTGATGTTGAGGTTACAGCCTTAGTAACAGGCACAGATCAGTACACGCCGCAGATGCTCGATTTTGACGTAGAGGGCGCGACAAGCCAGTATACAAGTTTTATTCCGGGGTCGAATATCTTGCATATTGCCAATGACGAGAAAGCGGCAACACTTACCGTAAAAGCTACGTCAAGGTACAAGAGTACAGTAAGTGGTACTGGTACTGTTACAGTTAATCACTAAATCAGCAAGGGGGCTTAATGCCCCCTTAGAAATGAGGTTAGCATGGATAATATGATTCCAATGCCAATACAAAAAAATGTAGATGGAATTGCACCTGTTGCGCAAGTTAGAATATGCCGTGGTATTCCGTGGGATTCTTCCTACAATCACGTGCGACTTTTTAACAGCCGAGAAGAACTTTTCGCATATGTTGATAGCAAGGCAATCTATAGCACTGACAATGCCGCGCCAGTTAAAAGAGGTTATGCTGACTTTGCCGCACCTGTCAATGAGTTGTATGCAGACAGTGCGAACTATATTGCTTTTAAAAACGTAGGATATATGGACAACTGGGCATATGGATTTATAACAAATGTCGAACCGCTGTCGGTTAATTCGTGCAGAGTGAATTTTATCATGGACGTTTGGACAAATTGCCAATTTGATATGGTGCTAAATAAGTGTTATATCGAGCGACAAATTGTAAAAAAGTCTGATGATGTTATAGGTAAATACACTTTCCCCGAAGGATTGGAAACAGGCGAATATATTGTTAAACAGGAGACAGAGCAGAATTATGACGCGCCGGAATTAAGTGACAGAAACATTATGAGTGTTGTAATACCTAGCGCATTTGACGAGAGCGGAAATTTTAACGGCGGAGAATTTAGAGATGGTGTGTATACTGCTATCACTTTTAACGTTTTCGATAATGGAGACGGCGTAAACGATTTTTTAATTACCGCTAACGCAAACGGTACGATTGACGGAATTTTGAACGCGTTTATGATGCCAACTAGCTTTATTGCCGAAGAAACACAGTTCAAGCAATTAAATTTGCCTAAAAAATACGACAATATTGATGGATATGTACCAAAAAACAAAAAGTTATTTTGCTATCCTTATAATTTTTTATACGGAAATAACAATAATGGCACGGGTATCGAATACAAATATGAATACTTTTCCAGTAATGCTTGTAGTTTTACCTACACAGTAGCAATGACACCTAACCCGTTATTAGTATCTTATCCAATCCAGTATAAGGGTTTTGCACAGGATTATACTGATATGCTTACTTTTTCGGATTATCCGAAATGTGCAATTATGACAGACGCATACAAAGCATATGTTGCACAGATGACAAGTACAGCGGGTGCTAGTGCTTTAATGAGTGCGGGGGGTATAGTATCACAGGGAGTTGACACAGCCGCAGGAGTTTTTAGCGGAGTTGGAAAGGCATTATCTGGTGCGGGTTTTGGATTTTTAGGTGCGGCGGCAAGTGGAGCGGGAAGCGCCATAGCAACAGGAAAGCAAGCCGCGAGTGATGCTTTTAAGTCTAGCCCACTTGCGACACTTAGTAGCACTGATTGGTCGGAAGTTATCGGAGACGGTATTAAAGCCGTAGTTAATCATTATTTGCAACCGAGCGGAAACGTAACTACTTCTAACGGAAATGCTAGTAAGATTATTGGTAACGATCACATCAGCTATTATCCTATGCAAATTCGCGCAGAGTATGCACGCAAAATTGATGATTATTTTTCAATGTTTGGCTATAAGATAGGCGAGATTGGTACACCATCAATCCACAACCGGAGCGCGTGGGATTTTGTCAAAACACGTAATTGCACAATCAGCGGAAACATTGATTTAGATTACCTTGTCATTTTGCGATCTATTTTTGATCGTGGTGTGACAATATGGCACACCAACGACATTGGAAACTATAGCTTGTCAAATAATTAAGAAGGAGTGTAAAAATGAAAAATCAATCGAAAGACGCAGAATATTTCAGCGTGCCGCAGTATCGCAATTATTATATACGATATTTTAATATGCTACACGAAATGATTGTGAACCGCTTTGAGTGGATAGGATTGCCAGATGAAATACCACCACGAGTGATAGAGGACTATCTTTTTTGGTGGGGGCAGGCTGTCTTTTTTAAAGATGATGTATTAGAAAAATATGCAGCTATGAAAACCAACCTTGGCGGCACTGTGGACATCTACGGAGTGCCGAACATGCGATTTGCTTACGCACAACAGTATTTTAAAACCTTAGGAAAAAATAATAGCGTTATTATCTGGGATAGTAGCGTAGGATACCCAAGCGTAGATTATGTGCAGATGTACGCGGAGAGTTTGGCTAACATGAGGATGACAAGAAACCTAAATATATATGCACAGAGAACGCCAATAGCTATAGCGGCTAGCGAAAATCAGCGATTAAGTATAAAAAATCTATTTAAACAATATAATGATTTTGTGCCATTTATTGCCGTTAAAGATGGTGTAACAAATCTCGATAATGTCAAAGTCCTTAAGCTTGATGCGCCTAACGTGTTTGGAGATCTCACTACAGCTATGCGTCAGGAAATCGCAGACTTTTGCGTGCAGTTTGGTATTAGTAACATTGACGGCGCAAAAAAAGAGCGTTTAATTACAAGCGAAGTCGAACAAGATGCTGACCTCACGTTAATTAACCGACAATCTTTTTTAGGTGTGCGAAAGCGCGCGTGCGATCAAATCAACCGTCTGTTTGGGATTAATGTTGATGTGCAATACATTGGTAACGGCTTAGGCGTGGAGCGAAAAGAAAACCTTGCGAATGGGGGTGTTGAAAATAGCGACATATACAACCAGAATTAGAGACTACATTGAAAGCTTTACGGACTGGAAAGACATAAACGCTACTACTTACGACAAAATCGAAAAAGGTATGCCTAAGCTTTTTGATTTTACTTTCCCGTGGTACAATGACGACGAGACAAGCCGGATAAATTTTGAACGTATGTTTATTATACACTTTTACATGTGTGAAATCGGTTTTGAAACAATCGGTCTTTTTAAGCTTAGACTTAATGATACATTGAGACGTAACATGCCTAAATATAAAGCAATGTATGATAGCAATTTAAGTGTTGCACAAATTTTAGAAAATACAAATATGACATTTGACGATACAGACACTACTGATGGAAGCAATACATCACAAGCAGATCGAACTATGAACGATACTAACAGTAGTAGCGCTAATGACCAAAGAATTAACAGTGATAACCCACAAGTTAATTTTTCCGGTGCGGACTATGCGTCCGGCATGACTAGAGGTCAAAGCACAGGAGAGGACAGCCGCGCAGTTAGTGAGAAAAACACAGGTAAGAGTAATACATCAGTTGTAGACACTAGCCATCGGACAGAAAAAGGATGGCGTGGCAGTAAAATGAACGAACTTATTATGTACCGCGAGCACATTGTAAACGTTAATAATGCGATTATTTCAGATTGTGAAGAATTGTTTATGTCAATTTTTGACGATTTTTCCGAACATGGAAACGATTTTAATATGGCGGCATATGGAAACCGCGGAAACTTGGGCTTATCTATTGATTGGATGAGATAGAGAGGAGAATAAAATGGCGAACAAAATTAACCCATTTGACCCTAACGTAAATTCTGGACTGTATAACGTACATTTTCCAGACTTTGCATTTTGGTTGCAGAAAACTCAACCACTTGTTTATGATGATGCGCTGTCATACTATGAGGTATTGTGCCGCACAAGTGCTATTCTCAATCAGCTTATTAAACAAGTAAACGATTTAACCGATGCGCAAAAGAAATTTATCGAAGATGCAACAAAACTTTTAAACCAGATTATCAACGAATGGAACTCTATTGTCGATCAATGGAATAACATTGTGACAGAATGGAATGGTATGAAAAGCACGTGGGCGCAATGGTCTGCTACTTGGGCGCAATGGTCTGCTACTTGGGCGCAATGGTCTGCTACTTGGGCGCAATGGGTGTCTACTTTTGCGCAGTGGACAGAAACGTTTAACAACATGGTGCAAAACAACAACCAATTTCAAGCAGATATTACAAATCAGTTCAACTCATACAAAAACGAAATTAACAATATTATAACAAACTTTGAAAATGAAGTAAATGAAAAAATCAAAGATTTTGTAACAGTAGGAATCTTGGAGCATGTTGTAACTTATGGCGGTATCTGGGAGCAAGTTGTAACGTTAGAGGCGGGAGCAAGTACAAGAATCTTACTGCCAGAAAGTATGCAGAAAGATGGATTGTACTTTCTTGCCAATGCGAGCATTGATTGTGAAGGAATCATTGTTAATGTGGACAAATGGACGGTTGTAGCTTACAACGCAAGCACGCAAACGAGAAACCCAAACTTACAAGTATATGCGCTTGGAGAGTTTGGCGTATTAAGTCGACAGGGAGGGATGTAAAAATGTATAAAAGAGATTATCACCCAGACGAAAATTTAATTTTTGAGACAGAACACTATAAGTTTCCGGTGTCCAAGAGTACCACGGAAGACCCCGATCTTGCAAGAACTGTAAAAATCGACGAAGCGCTATACGACGAAGCAAAAGTAAGGTTAAACGAAGATACAAAACTAAACAAAAAAATTGATGATGAAACCAAAAACAGAGAAAACGCTGACCAGTCGTTGGAATCAGAAATCTATAAAATAACGCCAAGTATCAAATTTTTGTATTTTGGTAAAGATGATTTTACCACGTTAAGCGGTTCTCCGGTAAATGTAGAAGTTTATATAACAATGCTAAAGATAAATGATATTATTATTATGTTTCATAGAGTTATATTTACCGGAAATGCTCCAGGAAATTTTATTTCTTACACTGCACTCCTAGATCTGACAAAAGTAATACCGAGCGGCTACAAGGTAAGCAATTTTACTAAATGGCAATCTTTAATACACAAAGACGATAACATTTTAGCTACTCGTAGCAATGATATACAAATTATAAACAATAATAAATATCTGTACTACCAAACGCAAGAACCTACTGGATGCGTTTTTTGCGGTACTACAATTTGCATGTTATCGGAATAAGTTATCCACATCGAACAAGTGTTCGTGCTAGACGGACTAATGGTGTCCGTCTACCGCGGACACTGTTTTTTCGT